AGCCTAGCATGGGTTAGAGGCCTATTTTGGGCAAAAGGTTACAGAGGTTACACTGAAATACTTAACTTTGCCTAATGAAAAATATTTTTTTTAAATCCCCTTTTTTCTGTTTTAGTATTCTGCAAAGTCTTTGTATTTTGTGTTCTCTCTGTAACTTTAATTGCCTAGCCCAATGCAGGACAGGGTTACACTGGAATTTTTTTCTCTGTAACCTGAAGGCTAAAAATACGCTACTTCCTAAGCCTGGTAAGGGTTACACTGGAATTGGGGCTCTCTGTAACCTACTATCAATTAAAAAACAAATAAAATAAAATGAATGAGAATCAATTACAGCAGAGTATTTACTTATGGTATCAGAATACTTATGTTATTAAAGATAAGCGTTGTATGATATTGAGCATACCCAACGGAGGGCTAAGGGATAAGGCCACAGCTATAACAATGAAGGCGACTGGGTTGTATAAAGGTGCAGCTGATTTGTTAGTAGTATACAGGGGTTGGGTTGGGTTCGTCGAGCTGAAGACTGAGGTAGGTATACAGAGCCCTGAGCAACGACAGTTCGAGGCTCATTGCATTGAAGCAGGACTGCCCTATAAGTTAGTGCGCAGCTTGGCAGAGTTCCAGCAGTTAATCCTTAGCCTAGATGCCTAGCATTAATAAGCCAAAGGGTGCAGCAAAGGCGCGTCCTTATGTCAAAGGCGCATACATTGAGCCTCGATATAATACTAAGCGATGGCGAAGCGTAAGGGAGCAGGTGCTGCAATCGTCCCCGCTTTGTGTTAACTGCGAGGCCATCGGATTGCTGACAGTTGCGCAGATGGTGGACCACATCGAGCCAGTGCGATTAGGTGGCGAGTTCTGGGAGACAGACAACTTGCAACCGCTGTGCAACTCTTGCCATGCTTCTAAATCCGCAAAAGAAAAAAATATTCGACCCCCTACCCCCTTTTGAATCTTACACGGATGCACGCAAAACCGCAGGTTCACTTTTGTTAACACCCGCGCAAAAATAAATGTACTAAATTTTAGACTATATTTGTAAATATGAAAGGAAGGCCACGAATACCAACCGAAATTAAAATTTTAAAGGGAACCGTTGAACGCAGCAGGGAATTGCTAGCGCCAATGGTTGTAGAATTAAGCGAAGGCGTACCGCAACCGCCCGCGCACTTAAATGCTTTGGGCTTCGAGTATTGGGATGTAACTTGCAGGGAGTTGAAAAATAATCATTTGTTAACTGGCGTTGACTTGGGATTGGTTGCAGGTTACTGTAACGAGTTGGGACTTTATAAAAAAGCCTGCGTAATAACCGAGCAAGAGGGCGAAGTTGTATTAAATCGTTTTGGTGATAAAGTTATTTCACCTTGGTACGATGTTAGAAGCCGAGCCTTAAAGCAAGCTACACAAATGGGCCAACTCTTCGGAGTTACGCCAAGCGCGAGGGGTAAGATTGAAACAGGCAAGAGCGCGCCTGCTAGTAAATTAGAACTTTTACAAAAATCTAAAATAGCATGAAAAAGAAAATTGAAACAACCGAGCCAGCCGAAGCAACGGCGGGCGTAACTTTCCGCATAGAGCCAAGCGGTTTGCATTTTATCGTTAGCCGTAACCAAGGCAGCGGCTTTAAGCCTTGTGGCAAGGACGGGCTTTGGAACGAAACGCCGCATTTATACAGGAATCAATACCTAGCACAGATTGCTTTAGATTTTTTCTTTGCGAATAGCTGAGCAATATATTGATGACGTAGTAAGCGGGCGCGTAGTTGTGTGCGAACACGTGCGCAACGCAGTGAATAGGTATCTGTCCGACAGGGCGGGGGGTTGGGGGTTTAGTGAAAACTACGCGCAGCACGCCATCGACTTTATAGAACAGCTCGAGCACTCGACGGGCGACTATGCGGGCAAGCCGTTCAAGTTGGAGGGGTGGCAGGCGTTTATCGTTTGGAATCTGTTTGGCTTTCTCAATCCCGACGGTAGTAGAAGATTTACGCGGGCTTATGTAGAAGTACCCCGAAAAAATGGTAAATCTACTTTTAGCTCTGCGGTTATGCTTTACGGCTTAATGGCTGACGGCGAAAGCGCAGCGCAAGTTTATAGCGCAGCTACAAAATTGGACCAAGCCATGATGGTATTTGCAGAAAGCGTCAGGGTTTGCCAAAATGCAAGCTGGCTATCTGAGGCGCTGACTGTTAACAACTCTGTAAACAATCGGCGCATACTTTACGGGCAAAGTATCTATAAACCCCTAGAGTGGAACCCTAGCAAGCAGGACGGACTAAATACGCATTTTGCAGTTATTGACGAATACCACGCGCACCCTAATGATGAGCTTTACAATGTATTGCGCAACTCGATGGGGGCTAGACGGCAACCGTTGTTATTTACAATTACCACGGCGGGCTTTAATCGTGAGTCGCCGTGTTATAAGCACCGAAACTATTGTACCTCGGTTTTATCTGGGGCTATTGTAGACGATGCTTTATTTTCTGTAATCTATACGCTAGACGAAGGCGACGACTGGACCGACTCGGCGAACTGGGCAAAGGCTAATCCTAATTGGGGGGTTTCGGTTTATCCGCGTCAGTTAGAACAGGCGCTAACCGAGGCAAAGGAATTTGTGCACAAAGAAGTTGAATTTAAAACTAAGTTGTTAAATGTGTGGACCGACACGGCCCTAACTTGGATTAATGACGGCACTTGGATGGAATGCGCCGAGTTGCAAAAACTAGACGGGATTTGTTACGGCGGTTTGGATTTGGCGAGCACTGGAGACTTTTGCGCGTTTACTTTGTACTGGCCCGAGTGTTCAGCTATTCGCACTTGGTATTTTTTGCCAAGCGAGGCAGCCTATAAAAGAAAGGACGCAGCGGGCGCAAGTATAAGGCAATGGATTGCAGACGGCCAGATAATTGCAACCGAGGGCAACGTAACGGATTATAATTTTATTAAGGCGCAGATAGTAGAACTTGCGCAGGAGTTTGAAATTAAGGACATTGCTTATGACCGCTTCAACGCTAGCCAGTTGGTAATTGATTTACAAAACGAGGGCTTAACTATGTTTCCTTTCGGACAGGGCTTTATATCAATGAGCAGCCCGACCAAGGAACTAGAGCGACTAGTAAAGGACGGCAGGCTTAAACACGACGGCAACCCAGTTACGCGTTGGATGATGGGTAACGTATTGCTAGCAAACGACCCAGCGGGCAATATTAAGATTAATAAAGCAAGGAGCGGGGATAAGGTCGACGGGCCTGTATCTATTGTAATGGCATTGGGCACGGCTATGCAAGACGCTGCCAAAGAAAAAAATTCAGATTTTTGGTTTATATCGCTATGAGATTCGTTGACGACTTCATGAATAAGTATTATTTTAACCTCCCTAAGTTTCGGACTTATGAGGATGCCTACAACGCAACGGAGGCCGAGTATCTGGAAAGGTACGGAGTGCCACGCTATAAAAACTACGACGTATTTCGTTCGGCCCTCAGTAGGTGGCTAGCACAGGGGCGGAATAAATAAGATTTGTTAACACGGCAAAATTTAAGCAGTTGTAATTTGCACCGATGAATTTAAGATTTTGGGAACGTAAAACAGAAAAAAGGTCGATGTTGTCGCAACCTGCGGACTGGTTTGTTAATACCTTAAACAATGTATTTGGCTATCAAACCAAAAGCGGGCAGGCGGTAAATAATACAACGGCTTTGTCAATTGCATCCGTGCACGCTTGCGTTAGAGTTATTGCGGACGGGATAGCAGGGCTAGGGCTAAAGTTGTATAAAGACGATGGCACAAATAGGGAGCAAGTAATAATCCACTACGCTACCGCGTTAACAAATGAGCCTAACCCTTATCAAACTAAGTATGATTTTACAAAGTACATGACTAGCCACTTAGCTTTAACTGGCAACGCTTACGCTTTTATTAATCGCGATGTTCGGAATATCGGCATAGAGTTGCACCCAATCGCGCCGCAGTATGTAACGGCGGTAATGCAGGACGGTTTACTTTTCTATAAAGTTTCAATGACTGGCTATCCTAACATGATCCCTGCTACTGAAATGCTACACTTTAAAGGAATGTGTGGCGATAATCCTTTAGTCGGTTTGAGCCCAGTTGTATTGCATGCAGAAACTTTAGGCATTGACTTGGCGGCTATTAGCCAGAGCGCAGGAGTATACAAAAATGGGGTGCTAAAGTTTCTACTAACCTCAGACGCTCAGATAAAAATAGACCAAGCGGGGCCTTTGAAAAAATCCCTCGACGATGTTATAGACGGGGCAAGCCGCAGCGCGGTATTACCCAACGGCATCAAGATGGAAAAGCTTAGCCTTAGTCCTGAAGAGGCGCAGTATTTAGAAACCCGTAAATTTAGCAGCGAAGAGATAGCGCGGATTTTTGGCGTGCCTGCTTCAATGATTGGGGCAAGCGCAGGTATAAAGTCCAGCGTTGAGCAGGAATATCAAGACTTTTATGCGCGTACATTAATGAGCTACGCTATTAACATTGAGCAGGAACTAGCCCGCAAGTTGTTAACAGAAAATGACAAGTTAACATATTACTTTAAATTTAATTTTAACTCACTATTGAGAGCCTCCGCCAATGAGCGCGCAGACTATTATAATAAAGGCATCCGCGGCGGTTGGCTTTCTCGAAACGAGGCAAGACTTTACGAAGATGTAAACGGATTTAATGGCGGCGAAGAGTATTTAATTGAAGCCAACTTAATGCCTAGCAGTCAGATTAACGAGTATATGGATGCGAAGATTGCAAACCTTATGGCTACGGCAGACAAAAACAATAACCCCGACGGCGTAAATAACCAAACAATAAATTAAAATGAAACAAGAGAAACGGACCTACACAGGCACAGTTAACTTTAGAGCGGCAGGCGAAGGTATGCCAACAGAGGTGGGCGGAATTGCTGCCGTTGTAAATTCAGTTACAGACCTTGGATACTTTGAGGAGGTTATAATGGCTGGAGCGTTTGACAACGCTTTAAGTAAAGATTACGATATTCGTTGTTTGTTTAATCATGAAGCCGAGCTAATTTTAGGCCGCACTAAAGCAAACACTTGTAAAGTATTTGTAAATGGCGACGGAAATTTAGAGTATACTTGGGTACCAGATTATGAGAACCCTACGCATATGAGCGTCGTTCGTTCTATTATGCGCGGAGACATTACGCAGAGCTCATTTGCTTTTACAATCAAAGAGCAGACTTGGAGCGAGTCGACTAAATACGGCACAATGGGCAAGCGTAAAATAACAATGATTGAGGATCTATACGATGTGAGCCCCGTTACTTATCCTGCTTATGAAGAGACAGAAGCGGACGCGCGCAGCATTGCACAATTGAGAGACCAAGAGCTAGAAATTGAAGCCGCCAAGCGTAGCAACGCTAGCGCCGATATTTTGAAACTAGCACTAGCCAGATATACAAACTATTAAAAAAAACAAAAATCATGAATAAAATTAAAGCCCTAAAAGAAGAGCGTGGACGTTTGCTAGGCGAATTGTCTACCCTACAATCTACCATCGAGCGTGAAGCACGTTCTATGGCTGACACTGAAACTAACCGTTTGTCTGAAATCGAAGCCCGTTTAGGCGCGATCAAAGCAGAGGTTGAAACCTTAGAGAAATTGCAAAACCTTGCAGCTCAGGCAGCAGGCCACAGCGCAAGCCGTAGCGAAGAGAAAGAAAAGTCAAACATGGCTAAAGATTACAGCTTCAAACGCGCAATGGAAATGGCTATCACTGGCCGTCGCGAAGGCGTTGAGGGTGAATTTTCTGCAATGGGTGGATCTGAATTTCAGCGCTCAGGTGTAAGCGTTTCTGCGCACTCTATCAAAATCCCTTCTGAAGTATTCACACGTGACATGACTGCCACAGGTGGAAGCTCAGGCTCTGAAGGTGGAGTAAATATTCAAACTTCTGTTGGTTCAATCATTGACGTTTTACTTCCTCGCACAGTATTAGCAGGATTGGGCGTTCAGCGTTTGAGCGGATTGGTTGGAAACTTAGATCTACCAACAGCATCAACTTTGCCTTCTGCAGGTTGGAATACTGAGAACGGCACTGCTACTGAAAAGAGCCCTGCTTTCTCTAAAATCACTTTTTCTCCTAAGCGTTTGGCCGCTTACATCCAAGTTTCTAATCAGTTAATGTTGCAATCTAGCAACTCGATTGACGGGTACGTACGTAATTGGTTGCTTAACGCTATGGCGCAATCTTTGGAAACTGCTGCTATCAAAGGCGGTGGTTCTAACGAGCCTGTAGGAATTATCGGTAACGCAAACGTTAACGTAACTTTCGCAGGTGGCGCAACTTCTAACGCTACCAACGCTAACGGAATTGCTCCAGTTTGGGCCGATGTTGTTAACTTGATGAAAGCCGTAGAGAACGCTAACGGAAATGGTGTTGCTTACTTGACTAACCCATTGGTAAAAGCTAAATTGCAAACTACTGCCCGCCAATCTTCAGGTGTTGAAGGTAACTTCATTTGGCCTTCTGGTGGTACTGATTTGAACGGTTACAATGTTCAAACAACTACCTTGGTTCCTAGCAACTTGTCTAAAGGTTCTAGCTCTACTTTGTCTGCAATGATCTTCGGAGACTTCAGCAAAATGGCTATCGCTAACTGGGGTGGTATGGAGTTGACAGTTGACCCTTATAGCGGTGCTACTGCTGGCTTGACCAACGTAGTACTTAACGCTTATTTGGATTGCAATTTATTGAACCCTACAGCCTTCGCGGTTTGTAAGGACATCGTTGCCTAACAACTAGCCCGCTCGGGGGCGTAAAAGTCCGAGTGCTGCGGGGAGTCTTGACCCATTCCCCGCGGGCCAAATGTTAGTAAAGTTTTTAATCAATCCAACAGGCCAATTTAACCTGAGTTATAACTTGGGCGAAGTGGCAGACATTGAAACAAAGCAAGCCGAGTTATTACTTGAGGCTGGCGCTGTTGAAGTTGTAGCTGCGCCAAAGACCAAAAAGAAACCGACTAACCCAGAGACCGAATTAGATGCCGAATAATGTTTAAATCTAGAAGATACACAGCCTTTGCAAATGTAGCAACCGACTACTTAAGTTTAGCCGATGCTAAGCAGCATTTACGCGTTACGGCTTCCGATGATGACAGTTATATTGGGGGTTTGATTAGCATGGCATTGGATACTTGCAGTAACTACTTAGGCTACTCGATTAAGAAGGGTACGGCAAAATACGGCTTTGATAGCTTTACGGGCTCGCCTGCGCTAATCAATCCCGTTAATGGGCTCAATATACCTTCTGGCAATTATCTGCGCGTAAATAGCCGCGTATTGGCTGTGAACTCTGTGAGTTATGTAAACTCTAGCCAAGCGGTAACGGCATTTGCTGGCAGCGATTGGATAGTAGCGCCTGACCCAATGGGCAACTATACGCGAAATATCTTTATCAATACCGCGCCCGACTCGATTACTGACGATACAATTAAGTATATTATTGAGGTAAGCGAGGGATTTAACACAGTTGGAACCGCAAGCGTTGACCCAGATACTATTTTCCCAATGGCGATTAAACACGCCGCTTTGTTATTAGTGGGCCAGTATTACGATAACAGGAATGCTGTAATAGTTGGAACCATCCAAAGCAAAATATCTTTAGGCTTCGAGTATCTTTTAGATCCTTACAAAATCCAAATTATACTGTAATGCAAGCGGGCTCAATGGATGTACTAGTTAGTTTGCAGAGTTATGCGGAAACTATCGACACGAACACAGGCGAAAAATTGCAGACTTGGACCCAATACGCAACGGCTTGGGCTCAGCGCGTAGAACAGGAAAGCGGAAGCGAGCAAGTTAATGCGGACCGCCGCGAGCATAAGCAAATTGTTTACTACACTATTCGCTTTAATTCAGCGGTAGGCGTGAAGCATAGAGTCGTCGACGCGGGGCTTAATCATAATATTGTTAACATTGCAAACATAGCCCGCAATTTATATTTGAAGTTGGAAACTGAATTAACAGAGTGAGCAAAAGCGTTGAAAATATCGCAGAGGTTATAGACGCCTTAAAAGCAATGGGGGTCGAAATCGATAACCCCGAATTTCAGCGTATGCTTAAAGCTCAGGCGTTACCAATAATTCAGAGTGCAAAGAATCTAGCGCCAAAGGATGGCGGAGACTTGGCGGCATCAATCGGCTTTATTACTGGAAAGGATAAAGACAATAAAACAAAAGTGCTCATTGGATTGAGAAAAGAATATTACAATAACTACCTAGGGCCAATGTTTGAATTTGGCGTACCAACAAATCGCATACAATCAACAACGGGCAGAGATACAGGAATATTAGAACCCCGCCCATTTATGCGCCCTGCATTGGACCAAAACGCGGGCAGAGTAACAGAAGGAATTATAAACGGAGTAGATAAAATACTCGCTAAACTAGCAAAAAAAAATAACTTAATATACAAATAAGATGGCAACTACTGGACCAGTTAACGGCACGCTTATAAGCATCTTTAAAGATGTAAGCGGCTCACTTAAAAAAATCGCTAACGCGACTTCTCACAGCTTCGACGTGTCTAAGGATATGATTGACGTTACTTCTAAAGACAGCGCAGGCGCAAAGGAATTTATTGCTGGCGAGTATGGCTACACGCTAAACGTGGAGGCAATTTTTGAAGATGACTCTAGCGTTGGAGCAACTCAGCAATCTTTTAAAGATTTGGCTACTGATTTATTGGCAGGCACTTTGTTGACTATTGTAATTTCTACAAACGTGACAGGCGACGAAAAATATACTGGTACTGCCTTCTTTACCAGCTTGAGCCTTAGCGCACCAAACAACGACAAAGCAACTTGGACAGGCACCTTGCAGGGCTCTGGAGCTTTGACTATTGGTACAGTTGCTTAATAGTATTATATTTGTGCAATGAGCACTACAATTAAACTAGGGGGTGCTGAGCATCCCCTTTTATTTAACATGAATAGCCTGCGCAACATTATGGAGGTTGCCGGCATGGAAACCTTTGCAGATTTAAACCTGCAAAAGGACTTAGCTAAGTCTATGGATTTCGCGCTAAGTTGCGCGTTTTACGGAATCTTGGAAGGTTACGAAGCACAGGATAAACCAACGCCTTACCCAACCGTTCAAAAGTTAGGCGCGGCGATTAAAAAGTTTCAGGAAATTAGCCCAGCGCTGGAGGGTTTCACGGCTGCAATTACAGAATTTTTTGCACCTGTTGAAGAGTCAACGGGGGAGTAACTGCCAAGGGCGACAGCGCCCCGCTAACTTGGCGCAAGATTGAGCGCATTGCTTACGGCGAAATGATGCTAAGCGAAAGGGAGTTTTTACTTTCAACGCCTCGCTTTTGGCGTTTGAAATTGGAAGGTATGCGCGAAGCTCAGCAGCAGCAGTATAGAAACCAATGGGAAATAACCCGCTGGGCGGTTGCTACGGGTATGGCTCCGCATTTAAAGAAACCTATTGAGCCTAAACGTCTGTTAACATTTCCTTGGGAGCAGTCCGATTACCTATCAATTCACGACGCTTTAAAACTATATTCGCATGTCTTTGATAAGTTAACCCCAGACGCGAAAGCATGAGCGCACCTATAAAAATAGTCTATTCAATTTTAAGCAATGCGGCGGGGGTTACTTCGTTAGTAGGCACGCGGATAAACCCCGTTAGAATCCCGCAGGAGTCAGCATTTCCCGCGATCAGTTACAACCTTGTCTCTATAGCTGCGAATCCAACTAACAGCGGCCACAGTCGTACGGAGTTTGCAAGGGTGCAAGTTAATGTTTATGCTACAAGCTTTGCGGATGCTGTCGAGCTGAGCGGTCAAGTTAGGGCTGCGTTTGATAGCGCGGTAACGCCTGACACTTACAATACGGCTTACGTTCAAGTAATCGAATACGACGGCGAGAATCATACGGCCGACGACACAGCGGCCTTTGCGGGGTTATACCAAATTTCTCAGGACTATTTACTAAATTATATTTATAGCGCTCCGCTTCTTGAGTTTGATTTGCTTTTGGAAAGTGGCGACTTTATGCTTTTGGAAACTGGTGATAAAATTATAATCTAATGGCTAAAAGTTTAAATATTGTAATTGGTGCAGACATTGAGAAACTGCGCGAAGGTTTTAACAAAGCCATTGCGATAGTACAAAAGAGCAGCAACCAAATGTCTGCCGAGGTTGCGAAGTCGGCTAAGTCGATGGAGGAACGTTTGGCTTCCATTGCTACGCGTAACCCAACAATGGGCAGCGTCAGGCAGTTAACGCAATTAGCAATGGAAGCGCGGGCATTGGGTCCAGAGTTTGCCCAAGTTGCGAACGAAATAATTAAACAGGCGGGCCGCATGAAAGATGCCATCGCAGACACGCGCGGAGAGGTTACTTATTTTGCGAGCGATACACGTCGATTGGATGCGGTGCTAGGTGGTATACAAGGAGTAGCAGGGGCGTTTGGAGTTGCGCAAGGTGCGGCGGCTGTATTCGGTGGTGAAAATAAAGAGCTGCAAGCCACGATGGTAAAGCTCCAAGGCATTATGGCTTTGGTAACTGGATTGCAAGCGGTACAAAATACCTTGCAGGCAGAAAGTGCTTTCATGGTAGGGCTAACTACAGCGGCTACAAAAATACAAACCTACGTTTTAGGACAGGCTACGGTTGCAGCGCGTGTTTACTCTGCCGCATTAGTTGCTACTGGAGCGGGGGCAATTATTGCGGGATTAGTTTTAATTTACAATGCACTTCAAAATAATGCAGAAGCGGCAGAGGCTGCCGAGGAAGCACAAAAAAAATATACCGATGAGTTAGAGGCGTTCAATAATAGAGCTTTAAAATTTGTCGAAAGGCAGTTAGAATATAGAAAAGACGTTGCGGTAAAACAGGCTAAACTAGCGGGCAAGACAGAGGCGGAAATTGCAAAGATTGAACTCGAGCACATGAATATTAGGCTAAAAACCTTAAAAAAGTTGCACGACGAATTAGGGGACAGTTCAGAATTGAAATTGCAATTAACACAAACCACGCAAGAGCTAGAAAACGATATTGTATTAAAGGGGTTAGATATTCAGATTGCTGCTAAAGATAAGTCAGTAACAAAAAATATAGCTCTTAGTAAAAAACAATTAGAGACAGAGCTGCAATTAATAAAAGACCACGGCAAAGGCGTAGATGAGGCTGAAAGGTTTAGAATTGACCGCAATAAAAAGCTCAAAGAAAAAGCAGCAGCTGACGCTTTAAAATCAAAGCAATTTAGCGGGGCTAACATGATTGCAGGCACGGCGGTTGCGCCTGTTTTAATTCAGGTTAAAATTGACCCAAAATCTTTTTCGCAAATAGTTCAAGACTTTGATAAGTTAATGACGGACGTAAGTAACGCCATTGCTTCAATGGGCGAAGATATTGCAGTTGCTTTTGGTGAAGCTATTGGCGGTGCAATGTCTGGGCAGCAAGACGTATTAGCAAATTTTGGCGATGCTATATTAACTGCACTTGGAGGCTTTATGTCGCAAGTCGGTAAAATGTTAATTGCTTATGCTATCAGTATTGAAAAATTGCAAACTGCATTTGCAAACCCGACAGAGGCATTGATTGCAGGTATTGCATTGGTTGCTATTGGATCAGCAATTAAAAACTCTATGAAAAAAGGGCCATCGGTTCCAGCCTTTGCCGACGGTGGTATAGTAAGCGGTCCAACGCTTGGCCTTATGGGTGAATATCCTGGGGCAAGTTCTAACCCTGAAGTAATTGCACCGTTGGATAAATTAAAAGGAATGTTAAAGACAAACGACAGCAGCGGATTTGTAGCTTCTACAAGTATACAGGGGCGCGATTTGGCAATAGTTTTAGAACGATATAATAGAGACTCTAGCAGGGGATAAGATGGCACGCAAATATTATGGCTCATTTAAGAGCATCCAAAATATAACTTATAAATTAGAGCTTTGGGATGCGCCCACGGGATCACCAACAGCAGGTACAGAGTTAATTCTAGCAGGTGAAGGATTTGGCTTAGAAATTCAGGGCGATGGCTCGGCATGGTACGAATCACCAATACGCCCTAGCCGAGTGTCTAGTCAATGGGTTATACCTAACCAAACAGTTCTAGACGATTTTTTAACTTTGTCTACTAACTTAGAAAATTATTGGGCCTTAATTATTTACCGAGATAACACGCCTTTTTTTATTGGGCGTATTGTGGCTGACCAAATGACTAGATTAAGGGAAGCCATACAAATAAAACCAATTATTGATTTAACCGCTGTCGATGGGTTGGAGTTGTTAGATGGCTTTAACGTAGAGGAATCTTGGTTTACAGACGGCAAAATAAAAGCATCACAGTTATTTCGTAAGTGTTTAGAAAATTTAAATTTGTCAGAGTATTGGGTAACTCTTGGTATTAATAATAATTATTTTTATGATGCGGTGGTAATTTATTGCACGCAATCAGTTCGTAAAGGTATCGACATATTGGATTTAGATTTAAATACTTTTGTAACAGACTTTGACCCGTTCCAAGATATTAAATCCATCGACGTTACTAATGGTATTTATGAGCCGTTAAATATGCTCAGCTGCAAAGCAGCGATTGAAAACGTATTAACTAATTTTGGGTGCCGTCTTATGCACGATAAAGCAGCTTATTGGATTTACGCAGCCAATGGATATGCCGGCAGCACAATGGCTTTTAGGCGCTACTCTTATACGTTGCAATATCAAGCGGCTTCTACTTTATCGCATAGGCAAACCATAGGCTCAAATGCTTTGCCTGAATGGATGGCTAAGCCTTCGCTATATTATCAGCCATCTTTAAAAAAGTTGGTAATAAATCAAAGGCGGCAAATGGGCGCAAAGAAAGTTAGGTCTTTTAATGACGGCGTTACAACCGCATTAGAATTAATTTCGACTCAAATACCTACAGGCTCAAACCCAGACACCGCGCCAATGCGGATTAGGGTTGTTTCTAAATCTGAAATATACCGAGCCAGTGGAACTATGAAAGAAGACCGTACTTTTATGAATGTAATAGTATGGATTGAAAATTCAGCGGGCGCAAAAATGCAGGCAGACGGGGCGGGTTATTGGCAAAGTGTAGGCGTAGCAGTTGGCGAATTAGTTGAAAAAATAACAGTAGATAATTTAGGAACTTGGGTAGATATAGTTTGGGAAAAATCTTTAACTACAGCGCCTGTTGGATTTGATAAATTGTATATTAAAATTGATTACGTTAAAGCTGCTGTAATTACTTATACAAAATTAAGAGGTTGGAAGTCCTCTGCGTTAGTAAATAAAGAATTTTGGGGATCGCTTCAAGTTGCCTTTGCGGATAGTTCTGCATATCAAAACCCAGATTTAATTTATGATTTAGCAGAGCAATTCTATCCATCCGCTACAAGTTCAGTAAATAGCAAAACTGCGGAAATAGATGCGACATATTACACCGCACCCAATAAATACTCAGTTGGTAACATATTAGTAAGCGACGGCACCAATACAGTTTTAGCAACGGATTGGTTTGCAGGATATGATAGCATAACTCACGGCACTTTAACTGCAATGCTAGGTAATACACTAAGCGGACTTTATGCAAATTTTGTTCCCGTAATACAAGGAACTTGGATTGACAACGGGGCTTATTCGCCTATAAAATCCCTTTACTTTGATAACTATACTTGGCTGTTAAATGGCGTTAGATATTCGGGAAGGTTAGAGCAATGGTCAGGCGAATGGCTTGCAGTGAGTCCAGTGTATACAAGTTTAACTAGCTCAGGCGAAGGATTGAGAATTGGTAAAAGCGGAACGCAAGTAATATCTGATCGCTTAAATTATCAAGAGCAAGCTATTGCAAACCTTGGCGGCTATATTCAGAACGTGCCTAACCAAGTATTAGAAAATTTGGTAAACTATGCGGACCAGCCGATAACAGCGCAGCCTACACAGGATACCCAATACGAGGTAATGCTAAAATATACAGATAGCACTGAGGCGGTTACTTGGTTATTACAAGAGCACGGAACCTTTAAAACTTATACGGTTGGAACCTCTGCGCTGGATACAAGCTTTGAGGGGCACATTGGAAACACTGCGGGGGGTTCTGTTATAGTAAATTTGCCTGCGGTTGCCACAGAGAAGGGGAAAAAATATTATTTTGTAAAGTTGGGGGCGTCGAATACATTTAGGATTAACGCCTATACAGGGCAATCTATAAACGGAGCGGACCACTTTCTTTTAAATACAAACTACGACAGCCACACGATAATTTGCGACGGCACCCAGTGGTTTATTATTGCAGCGCATCCGTAATTTGTTAACATAATAAACGGCGGGGCTTTGTAATTTTACCACATGGCCAACCAAAAAATAAGCGAATTAACCGCCATTGCCACGATTGACAACGCGACGGATGTTCTGCCCATTGTTGACACGTCGGCAACTACTACAAAAAAGATAACGCTAACACAGGTTAAGACTAGCCTTGCGTTGAATAACGTTGACAATACTAGCGATGCAAACAAGCCAGTAAGCACGGCAACGCAAACGGCATTGGATGCGAAACAAGCAACGCTTGTAAGCGGTACCAACATCAAGACCATCAATAGCACTTCGGTTTTGGGTTCGGGAAATGTCGCAGTTGAGCCAACAATTACCGCCACAACTTCAGCAGATTACTATCGTGGTGATAAGACCTTTGCAACTTTGAATAAGACCGCAGTTGCTTTGGGCAATGTTGACAATACTTCAGATGCAAACAAACCCGTATCAACTGCAACGCAAACGGCATTGAACGCCAAGCAAGATACTTTGGTATCTGCAACCAACATCAAGACCATCAATTCAACTTCCATTTTGGGTTCGGGGGATGTGGCAGTACAAGCAACTTTGGTGAGTGGTACGAACATCAAAACGATTAACTCAACATCCTTGTTGGGAAGCGGTGATATTGTATTATCGGCAAGTCCAAGCGGTGTGAGTGGTGCGATTCAATTCAGCAATGGAAGTGCGTTTGCAAGTGATGCGGCTAACTTCTTTTGGGATGATACCAATAATAGGTTAGGACTTGGAACGGCAACGCCTACGGGAACCTTACAAATCAAAGGCAGTGGCTCAACATCCGCCACTATATCGCTTTTGGTGCAGAATAGTGCGGGGACTGAAGCGGTAAAAGTTCGTGACGATGGTAGCGTATTTTACACTTCGGGTTATTTCAACATTCAAACATCAACAGTTGCTGCACCAAGCAGTGGGGCGCAGTTGAATTTTAACATTTCGGGGAATGGTCCTGGAATGACAATTACAAACCAAAATGGAACGACTTATCGTATTGGTCAATACAACACAGGAAATGTTTTAAGCATTGGAGATGCGGGTGCGGGTACCCCAGTATTCAATATAAATTTATCTGGTAATATAGGAGTTGGTACAACCGCACCAAATGCAACCGCTATTTTGGACATTACAAGCACTACTAAGGGAGTATTATTTCCCCGAATGACAACAACCCAAAAGAATGCCATCGCATCACCTGCCACGGGCTTGGTAGTTTACGATAACACAACTAACAAATTACAATGCTACAATGGTAGCACTTGGAACGATTTATTCTAATTTTGTAAACATATGAAAGCAATTCAAATTAATACAAGCGTAAACCTTACAAGCGGTTTATCAATCCCTTCGGGTTCAGTATGCGTAATCGCCGAAGGTTACGCCGATGTCAAAAGTCAAAAAGACGAAATCATTCCCGCCCAAATCGCAACCTTAGTTTTTGCAAGTGCATCAGCATTTGCAGAAGGCAAAGCACCGATTCAAGGCATTGAGGATTTCAACACTACTTTCTCAGGGTTGGAATTAAGCGTTGTGGATTACGAAACTAAGTCAGCAGAAGTGTTGTTGACTACTGCCGTATTCAATGCGTTGGAATTAATCTACCCGAACCAAATTGAAGTAATCACTTTGTAAGTGAAACACTTTGACAATGATACAACGGCAGCCATTGCAACGGCTATCTCAGGCAGTTCGGCAGTTCTGCACTTTGCGAATACTTGGCAGCCCGTTTTTGCACTTGTCTTGGCTATTGTTGGTATTGTTTCGGGTTTGTTTGCGATTCGTTACTACGCAAAGAAAATTGATGCGATAGATGGCAAAGGCTAAAGCATCCAATACCGCCACGTTTAATGCCCGGCCTCGCAAAAAATTGCGCAGGCATAAGAAGCACCACAATAAACACAAATCAGCTAAGCCCTCAGTAGGGCAAGGTTAAAAAATAAAAAAAAATTTAAACCTATAAGTTATGCAAAAAACAAAATTTGGAGTGAGTGGTTTTTACAAACCAACCCCCGCAAAATTTAGAAAGGTCGGCGACGGCTTGCTAGTAGCTTCTACTTTGGTGAGCGCTCAGTATTCTGAGAATCCAAAGGTTATGCTAATTAGTCAGATCGTTGGATTGATTGCAAAATTGATTACCAACCTCGCGCACTAGGCGAATGAAAACTAACAGCGTAATAGTTCTACGCAAAAAGTGGGAGCCAGTAAAGGCTTTGCTTATGTCTGACTTGCACTGGGATAACCCCTATTGCGATAGGGCATTACTTAAAAAGGACTTAGAAGCTGCAAAGGCAGGAGGGCACGACGTCTTTATTAACGGCGATTTTTTTTGTGCTATGCAGGGCAAGTACGACGGCAGGCGGAATAAGTCAGAGATAAGGCCAGAGCATAACAGCGCACATTATTTAGACCTTCTAGTAAGCACAGCAATAGATTGGTTTGAACCTTACGCGCACAGCATTAAATTAATCGGTTATGGCAACCACGAAACTAGTATCCTACGCCATTGCGAAACCGACTTAATAGAACGCTTTGTATCTGGCATTAATTTGCGCACAGGTTCCAATATTCAGGTGGGCGGTTATGGAGGTTGGATTAAATTTCGTTTTGAAAGGCCCGACACCCAACTAGGCGGCGGTAAAAGTTACTTAATTAAATACTTTCACGGCGCAGGTGGTGGCGGCCCAGTTACTCGGGGGGCTATTAACTTTAATCGTATGGCTACAATGGTAGAGGGCGCAGATGCTATTTGGATGGGGCACGTCCACGAAAGCACTGAGATAACTTATACAATGGAATACTTAAGCCCTAAAGCAGTTGTTTACTTGCGCGATGTATTGATGATTAGAACGCCAAGCTATAAAGAAGAGTATCAAGACGGAAGCAAAGGCTGGCACGTCGAAAGGATGGCACCGCCTAAGCCTTTAGGCGCCCGTTGGATTGAGTTAGTACCGCGTAGAAGTAAGTTCAATAACAAAGCGGATACAATAAGCGCACACACTTTTAAAACAGATATAAACGGATGACAATTACAGCAGCAATATTAGAGGCTACCCTAAAGAAGTTGGGTCACAAGTTTTTTACTGAGGGCGACTACAATTTAAACTTAATCGGGATCCGCACAAGCTCAACAGGCAACAAAGTTACCAATGCTTTCGACGATTATATAGCCGTTGCTTTTAAAGTGGATGGCGTTTGGGGTGTTAAGGTTTGGCCCTGCACTGTTGACAATGGAGGCGGAAGTGCCCGGGTAGTTTGTGGGCAGTATCCAGGAAGCCACGCGATAGGTTTGCATCAAGGCAAATACGAAGCGCTTAGACAGGTTGGGCCTTTAGTTGTTGAGCGCGATTATACTAAAGATGGGGTATACAACGCAGCTAAAAAAGAAACGGGCGTATTTGGTATAAACATACACAAAGCGGGCGCAGATTCAACGCTAGTTAATAACTGGAGCGAAGGCTGCCAAGTGTTCAAAAAATCTGCCGACTTTGCCGCGTTTATGATTATAGCAAAAAAAGCGGCCACCTTACACGGCAACCGCTTTACTTACACCTTGATTGAAAGTAAGGATTTAGTTAACTTAAAAGATTAAAACTAACTGGTAATACTATACCCATAAGCGTATAATTTGGGCGTTTTATTGCCAGTTATACGCGATGGGGTATAATTATTTTGCCTTGATCTTTTCATTAATTGCATCCACGCTAGCAGGTTGTATCGGCGTTATGTCAATTACTTCCTCGCTAGTTTGCATACCCATTAAAACCTCGGGGGCGTAAAGCCTACCAAAGAAAGCAGCAGCCCTATACTTTAGCATAAGTTCGGGCATTGTTTTCCATTTGCTGCCTGCTTTGTCTAGCCAACCCTCAGCCTTTGCCATTTCTAAGGACACTGTGGGGCCTTCTAAGACTTCGCCAGTTGCTTTGTCAGTTGCTACGGCTTTGCACTTGTTAGCGTCGCCTACAAAGCGGAGGGTGGTGAAGCGTCCGCAGCTGTTTAGAGATGCGATAATAAAGCTACTGCCCCAAGATGGCCGCCCGTGGATTATGTGCAAGTTTTGCATAACCATTAAGGGGCTTGCGCCCATCCTGTTAGCCATTTCTAGGGCTACCAAAGTATTAGCTACATTGTTTTTGTACTGGGTTGGTACTAGGTCGGATGAGCTTAGAACTTTGGCGATCCTTTGTGCATGTTCAAACTGAGCAGGGGCAAAGATTGGGCCGTTGTTTGGCTCAATGGTAGTTAGTTCGGTATTATTATTTACGGTTTCCATATTTCAAGTTTAGTTACAATTTCGCTGTATCCGTTCCAAATGCCAGACTCTTTGCACATACGATAAGTAAGGAGGTTTTTTTGGTATTTCTGCCTAGCTTCTAGCAAGTCATCCGCGCCTAAAAAATAGACAGCGCACAGGAACGGCGGGGATTTCTCAACGGCTATAAAAAAGAAGCCTTCACACTCTTTGCCCGTTGACTGCTCGAGGCCGTCAGAATAAAAAGCGGCTTGCACATCGTAACGATATTTCCTAACAGACTGAGCAAATCCGCGCGGGCTTGCGTCCTCGGTAGTTTTTAAGTCAACGATTATATTGTCAGGAGTTAGCCAGTCGGGGCGTGCTTTGCAGTCTACCTCGATAGCTTCGTCGGTCCACTCAATTACTTTCTCTGCGCGGCCTTCTTTTAGCAGGTATTTAGCAGCAGGAAATTTACGGACGGCTTCCATTATGCGCTCGCACAGGGTTGCGGTTTCGGAGTCGAGTTGAATAAACCCGCTCGAGGTTTGCAGGAACGCCTCCCACTCTTCTTTACCCTGTTTAGTTCGGCGGTCAACGCGTGGCCCAACGGCGTAGCGTTTGCCAAATTCTTCGGGCTCCAGTACGGCGCAATGGACTGCCGACCCAATGACTAAGGCGGGCGTTTCTTTTTGCGGTGGGGCGTTTGGATTTAGATAGCGCTCAAAGTAATGAGCTGGAGCGCGGTTAATTAGGTCGAGGCCGCTCTTCGAGATGCGCTCGGTATTAGTGTGGTAAGTCATAAGGTTGCAAATTTAGTACATTATTTGTAAATTTGTAGCAAATGAATAGAAATATAGTAATGGAGTTAAAACTGCGAGCGGTTAGTAAAGGGGTATCGTTAACTAAGGTTTGCGATATGGCAGGCATTAATAGAGGGGTGCTAAGCCATTGGGCAAAAAAGGAACCCAAGACGTTAACAACTCTGCGCAGGATTAACCGGGTACTGGATACGCTGTAATACTTTTGCGCCTTATTAGTGTGGTGCTAATTTCATTGTTTAGGATTGCCTCGGGTTTCGGCTCGGGGCTTTTTTTTTAAAATATTTTTAAAAATGTGTTGGAATGTTCAAAAGTCGTATATATTTGCACATATAAAACCACACTAATCTTAAAACTATGGACTTAATCTACCTTATTCTAGCAACCCCTTTAGCCGTTGCAGTTAGCTTTATCGCCTACAAGTTTAAACAGTACAAGCGCGACATTAACAACCTCCCAGAGGCTCGGCCGTATGAGTACGAAAAAGACGAAATTATCCCTCACTTTGACGATTACACTCAGATGCTAACGCAAAGGCGCTTAAAAAAAAACTAAAAAAAAATAAATGATACTTTACACCACACTAGCCACACTCCTAGCCGTTGCGTTAGGTTTGGCTTACAATGTAGCCCGCGCTCAGGTGCGAGGTTTGAGCAGAGAATTAAAGAAAAAAACCCACTTAGTATTTAAGTATGAGACGCAACTTTTAGACTACCGCGCAGAGGTTGCTGGAGCAAATGACAAAGCAAAGACTTGGGAGGGCAGAGGCGAGGAATTACAGCGCCGTTGCTTAGTTGCTGAGAATGACCTTGCGGAGGCGTTACAGAGACTTTTTGCCCTTCAGGCAAAGGAGACAGAACGCAGAGAAAATGCAAGGCTTAGAAAGGCTAAGGAGAGGGCAAAGAAGAGGGAGGCAGGAATATGAAAGCAATATTGGAGTTTGACCTTGACGAAGAGCGTCAACAGTTTGAAGATGCGGCTAACGGTTGGAAATGGAAGTGCGTAATATCTGAACTGGACAACGAGCTAAGAGCACGCACAAAATACGCATCCGACGAAACGCCTGAAGAAGTCGTTGAAGCATTGGTAAAAGTTCGCGACTTTTTGCGTGAGCTACTAAACGAAGAGGGCTTAATATTATGACAAACTATAATCTAATCTGGGCCGTTGCAATCCTTCGCGATGACTTCGGCCACACTTGGCGCTCGATTGGTGAGCGCTTAAACATAACAGACAAAACAGCACACTATATTTATGAAAAAAGAAAAAAGCATTACAGCTTACGTTTGGGCGTTACTGAGCCCAGCGGAACAGGCACGACTGAAACAGTCGTTAATTTCGTTAGAGGTATTGGAACGCATACGGTTTCACGAAAATGACACGCGCAGCAGGGACAGAATTTTAACCACACTAACTACTAAATTTGATGGATTATATACTGGAATACTCGAGGAAATCGAGAAGAGTACGGGAGCTTGAGAATAAACTCGCTTACACCGTTGCAAAGTATGAGAAGGAAATAGCAGGGCTAAAAAAGGAAATACTGGCTCCGCGAATTAAGTTCACTTCTAAGATGGGGCAATTTGAGAAAGTGCTTCAGGTGGCCTGTATGGTTTGCAATGTAACGCCTGCGGAGGTGCTGAGCAAAATGCGTAGGGGTGATATTATGGTAGCCCGTCATTTAGTTGTATACTTATTGCGACACGATTACGCCCTGCACTATGCCGAAATAGGGCGGAAACTTCACCGCGATCACAGCACCGCAATTAACAGTTTTAAGCAGTTTAGCAATAGCTTAGAATACAGGCGCGAGGAAAGGCGGATTTACAATACCGCTAAGGAGTTGCTTTGCATTTCAGAGCCTTTCGGAACGGAGGTGCAAAGTGCTTAGGCCGTACCAAGTGGATAGCGTCGGGCAAGTGCAGAAAGCGTTCCAGAGTGGTAGTAAGCGGGTGATCCTTTGCCTACCTACTGGAGCGGGCAAGACTGTTATATTTTCAGACATAGCAGCGCGGGCAGCGGCGAAGGGTAAGCGGGTTGCAATCATAACGCACAGGCGGGAGTTATTGAGTCAGGCGGGGCGGCTGAATAGTTGCGATATTTTGATGGTGGAGACGCTGAATAACGCAATTAAAAAAGGGTTAGACTTGGGGCAGTATGATTTATTGGTAGTGGATGAGGCGCATATTGGTAACTTCCGAAAAGTGCTAAAGGGCTATGAGGGCTTTGTAATCGGAGCGACTGCAACGCCTATATCCAATCCGCCACTAAAAGACAGTTACAATACTATTGTTTGCCCTGTGGGGATAGAAACGCTAATAAAAGACAAATGGCTTGCAACTCCGCACACCTACGCAATGCATCCAGTCGATACTTCTAAGCTGGCAACCGCCAGAGGAGAATACACAGAGGCGAGCCTAGACGACGCTTTTAACAAGCCTAAAGTTTATGAAGGGGTGGTTTCTGAGTTTGTAAAGAAATGGGCGGATAAAAAGGCTATCGTGTTTTGTGTGAATATTAGCGCCACGATTAACACGGCCATAGAATTTATAAAGCAATTAGGGCCGGGCAGAGTTTGGGGCGTTCACTCAAAGCAAAGCCCACAGGAACGCGAGCGGATTATTGCGGAATTTAGCGCATCCAAAAACGGAATCCTAGTTAACTGCGGAATAGCGACTACTGGATTCGACTGCCC